GTAGGCCTGTTGAGGTAACTTATTAAGTTGCTGTTGAATTTTAGCTAAACTAGGTGTAATATTATCTTGAGCCATTTACATATTCCTTGTTTGTTCAACCATTGCCAGCATTTGTTCTTCAGTTAAGCCATGATTAGCTTCAGGTTTTCCTGAGGCTTTTGCCTGTTGTCGATTACGATAACCCTGCGCAAGATCAGCAATTACAATATCTAGACTGTTGCCATCTCGAAGTAAAGTACTGGGAAGTACTCCATATCTTTCAGCAACAAAGTCTAGAGTTAACATCATTTGGAATCTTCTGTCTTGGTCGTTGTAGAGGGTGCCGCTATTGACTTTCCCAATGTTTCTACCACCACATTAATGGCTTTCATCAATATGTTATTTGGTAATACTACATCATCGTGAATAACTGGCTTGCCTAGCTCATCCAATACTAATTCTTTTACAATTTCAGTTAAGGCACCAAAGTTTGTATAGTCGATTGTGGCTAATTTTACAAAGGTATCCATTGATTGACGATCCCATATGTAAAACTCAAGTGGTTCGCCATATGCGGCTCTAACTTCTTCGTCGTCGATTACTACTGATAATAATTGTGGTTTTGCTGCTAATGATTTCAATTGCATTGTAAATCTCCTTTATCTATTGATCTCTTAAGTATAATACTTTGTCTAATTTTTTCTTTTGTTTCTTCACTGTGTTTTTTATTTAACATAGGAGAAACTTGTCCTGTTAAGCCTTTATTCCAGGCTATTTGTAATCCTTTCTTTCCTTTATTCCACGCAGTTCTACCTAAGGTCTGCTCTGACATTAATTTTTTAGTATCGTCGGAATGTTTTCTACCTTGGTTAGCAGTAATACTATTATTACTAATAGTATCTGCGTAGATATTATCTAATTGATATGATCCTATGTCATTAAATCTGCACATACAAAGAGTAGATGCAGTTTTAATAGGTTGAATTTGATTTTTATCAACACCATTTGATAGCCACCAGTTATACCATTCATCGAATGTTATATTAAATTCAATTTCTCTATATTTAGAAGAATGTTTATGACTATTATACTTTTGTTTTGCTATTGCCAACGGATGTCTCATTTCTGTTAATCTCCTGGTCTATTAATCATTTCGTTTATTGCCATTACGGCAAATTGAAGTCGGCCATTGGCCTTTTTGATATCGCGTTCAGCGCATCGCAACTCATTGGTTGCTTTTGCGACTTCTGCGAGCAAGCTCTCTAATAGCTCTTTATCTGTTTTATTGTCGAAAAACTCTGACATACTGTTAATCTCCTTACAATGTTATTTATACATACAAAAACAGGACCCTGAGGTCCTGTTGTTTGTGTTATTGCCGATTAAGCAACTGTGTATTCACCAGATACTGTTACGGTGACAGGGGTCACCCAAACAGGACTGTCTGCTGATACTGTTGGTGCTAAACCAGTAACATAACCAACACCGCTGATAGATTTAGTACCAAGGTTGATTGAGAAGTTAACTTCTGTTTTAGCAGTTGATAAACCTAACAAACCTAATTTACTTGCCGCACCTGCTGTAGCTACAGAAGCATTACCAAAGAATGATAAGTTCTCTACTACAATGTTAGTGCTGATTGAGTTTGTTGAAGTTGTAGCAACTTGTAATTTTGCTGATTCGTTTAATTGAGACCAAGTAAACACATCGTTAGCATTGTTGATTGTAACATCTTGTAGTGTAGGGATAACTAAGTTACCTGCTGCACCTGTTACAGACAATGTTAGGATTGGGTTACTAGAGCCTGCTGCTGATTGTATATAACTTGTTGTCATAGCATTTTCCTTTTATTGTGTTGTTAGTATTTCTTTAAATTCAAAAGTAAACTCCGAGACTAGCGCATCGCCTTCGTAGCTTTTGGCTACACTGACAGTACGATCTAAGTTAGCATCAATAGCTACCAAATTTCGTGCTGACCTAAGCAAGTCGACAATAGTATCATAATTTACCAGCGGAGTTTTTGCATCTACTGTTAGATAAGCAGTAACACTAGTAGTTTCAGCTACCACGCTACCACCATTTAAAGTATTAAACAAAGGTTCCTGTGTTGTTTGTTCACGGTCAATATAGATTCGTTTGAAGTTTTTTAGATATAATGGTTCGCCATCTTTACCGTAGGGTAATTCTGTGGCTACTGAGACTGTGCCTAAACTCTGTGTCTTCAAATATGCGATAAGATCTGCTCTCATTAGCGTATTCTCTGATAGTTAGTAGGTACAGGACGAAACTCCGCCAATTCAACCGTGCCATCTGCATCATAATCATACCATGATCCGTCGGCTAATAGTTCATCAAATAATTTCGAGTACTTGTTACGATAAACTTCTATCTTTACACGCTCGGCATTATCTTCTGAACCAAAGTCAGCTATCTTTGGTAGAATGTATTCATACAAACCATAGTAAACAGCTAGATCAGTGAAGTCGTTGGTACGACTAGTAATCTTTACAGCTGATACTGGTGGAATAGTAAGAGCACTAGCACCCATTGCGAGTGCTAGTTCTCTGTACCATTTGCTAGTTTTTAATTGTGTTAAAATTCGCTCAGTGCTACGAATTAATATATCTTCGACAACTTCGTCGGTTAGGCCTTCATTCTCATCGAATAACCGTTGATCCATAAGAACAACATCTTGATACTCAGCAAAGCTGAGGATTGTAGTACCTGATCTAATGAATGCCATAACCTTTTCCCTATATTAAATTAAAGAACTGTTGAGTCGAAACTCATTGCAACACCGTAGCCTTCATAAAGTGTACCAACACCATAGATAGCTGAAGCAATTAAATCATCGCCACGCAATAACGCATTGCGTTGTGTTTCAATACGGATGTCCTGCATGATAGCTAGACCTAACGCATCACGGTGGAATACACCGCCTACATAGTCACCAGCTGTACCGTTGTTAGCTAGGTTAGCTGTTTCATACACTGCGCATCCCGCTAAAAATCCTAAGAAGCCTTCTACCATAGCTTGGTTAGAAACTGTGTTAGGGTTAGCATTAGCAAAACTGTTTGTCAAGTTAGCTTTCAAGTCATAAGCAACTGATGGGCTTAGTACACAAACGATGTCGTTTGATGGAACACCTGATTGGCGCAATTTAGCTACAGCTTTGAATACATCAGCTGCTGTGATGTTTGCTGAGATAGCAGCAATGTTTGAAGAACCAACTACATTAGTAGTGAATTCAGCAAATTTTGCTGTTAAGTCTAAGTCCATTTTACGAGCAATAGCTTCGCCAAATAAACGACCGATATCAGCAACTACATTAGTAGCTGAACTTAAACGAGCCAAGTCAGTTACTTGTGTAGCTAGACCAACTTCAGCTACAGTCAATACTGCTGAGCTTGTTGATACAGCTGCTGGTTCTGCCGCTGTGCCTTCAGACAATGAAGCCGCTGTTTGTAATGGATAGATAGGCACTGTTACTGTTTTGCCTGATTGTGCTGGTAAAGTATAGTTCTTTACTAGACCGCGCATGATTGAACGCTCTGATGCTACGAAAAGAGCTTCTTGAACGATACTAGGTAATAGGTCGTTCAAACTTGTGGTTGTTGATGCTGCCATGGTATAATCTCCTTAAGATTAGTTAAATTTTATATTATCGAATTCCATTTGTCTTGCGGTATTCCGCATAAACTTTACGGTCTTCTGGGTTACTCATATCTAATTTAGTAATATCCAAAGGTCTGTTGCCGGAGTTAACGCTATGACTACTATTAGTAGTACTAGGTGTTGGTTGTACAAAATGAGGATTTGTAGTAAGGAATTCTTTAACTAGGTCTTTCACTTGAAGTGCAGTACCTTTATCGGTGTATCTTACTTGACCTTTATCATCTAATACTTCAACTTCACCTTCAGCATTTAATCTGACACTTTGGCGTAATAGTTTTTGAACTTGATCAGGATTCACACTGCGGAATTCGCTTGCGGCCTGTAGTAGAGGTTGCTCTACTTTAAAAGTTTCAATTACTCTATCACGCTTTTGGATTTCACTATCTTTTTTGCTAGCAAGGTCTTGTAGTATTGTTTCGAATTCACCACGCTTCAATTGCTCTTCATGAGCTCGCTTAGTAGCTTGTTCTTTCAATTGACGAAGTTCATTAACATCGCCTAACTCTTCGTAGGGTTTTAATAATTTTTTAGTTAAGCTGGCTTTTAACCCGGCTAAGTGATTATTAAACTCCT